ACCAGAACCTGGATTATAGTTAATACCAGGATCAACAACAGTAATCCTTGGACAAGTTAAAATGACTGGATACGTTCCAATTCCAGTAGGAGTACCTGGAGGTGGGAAACTACATCCAGGATCAATAATTTCCACTCTTGTTACTACTCCTTTACCCTTAGCATCTTGTTTACAAGGTGCGGGTATTAAAGCAGCAGAAATTGCTAAAGGATTTTCAACCCATGATTTACCTTTCCTGTTTCTGAAATAGTCAGGTCCAAGGTTCAACTCAGCTGCTTCAGCACTTCCTTCTTGAGGAAAAGTTTCAACCTTTCGAGTAATATTAACTGCCATTGCAGAAGGATTATTCTCCCATGCTTGCTGTCCCTTATAATAATCTGATGAAAGTTTTCTAAACAAACCATCAGTCCATATATCTTTTTGTCCCAATCTTCCTGTAGGAGCAACTGCTATTGTATGCTTTCCTTTAGTAACAGAAACGATTTTCCTCTGTCCTATAGTAAAATTTAAACGATCAAAAGCAGAAACTCCAGCCTTATCATCAAAAGCACCTCTAATTAGTTCTTTTCCATCCAAATAAAGAGAACCATGAGCATCATTCACAAAATGGAATTCATATTCTCCATCCGCATCAAAATCAACATTACTCCATGTATAATTGATTACCTCATGCACTCCACCTATCTTTGGATAGTCTGGAGAAACACCTTTCTTATTAAGAAACTTACCGTAAGCAGCATGTTGATAATTATATAATTTTGGACCTACATATTCAACTCCATCCCTAACCACCGTCGTCTCAACATCAGCACCAATAGCATACTTAGCAGTGTTCCCTTGAATGTCATAAAACTTTCCTTCACTGGTAGCACATACAACATCATCAAACCAAGGACCAAGATCAGCACCACCACCAACACCTTCCCAACCCCAAAGGTCTTCCATCTCGATGACATTATCACCCTTAGTTCTTAATTGGAAATGTTTACTACCATCACCACCCAAAGGATACCCTGAACTTAAAGTAACAGTATGAGTTTCTGATCCTTTCTTGCTATTGGTTTGAGTCCATGTTGTTTTTCCAATTTTAATTTGATCTAATGCCTTACCATCAATGTCTGTTCTGTCATTCCAACCATAGGTAAGCTTAATCTTAACATCTTTTCCTGTAATAGCAAAAGACTTACCATCTGAATTAAACTTTGCCGTTCCTCCTGTAACACTATCAATATCAAACCAACCATTAGTATCATTACCACCACCATCTTTAAAGGCAAGTCTTTTTGCATTATTAGTTACAGTAATCCCATCCCAAGAGTTTAATCCAATGTAAGTAATAGTAGATGAATTAACAGCTCTTTCACCTGTCAATCTCCATTTACCCTCACTGTTAATAATTACATCATAAACACGTCCTTTCTCAACTCTCTTTGTAAATTTATCATGTAAATTTCTATACCTGTCACTCGTTGCAGGTATGGTCTCTTCAACAGGAACCGATAACCTATAAGTTAAGTGGAAACTATCACCAGAAACGTCTATTGGAATCTCCGCACCTGCTGTAAAACGTCCCGACTGAGCTTCAACTTGCATATCATCGTTATCATTTGATGATCTCAATAAATCTACAAAAATAGCTTTACCTGTTCCCGTGTCTTTTTCTTTTGGTCGTCTGGTTCCAAATTGATTATCAGGGATAAGTCCTTGCTCAACAGCATCGTTACCTGTATCTCCACCTAAGAAAATATCTGCATTATAACTTCCTACGACAGTATAATCTACATTAGGTATAACATGAATCGGTGCTTCAGTAGTTGGTGTTACTTCTCGATAATCCCTTGCCTTAAATGTAAACTCATGCGATCCATCTGGTGAAGTAAATTTAAATTCCATACCAGGTACACCATGCCAATAAACACGGAAGGTATCCTCTGATGTCACAGGTGGTGGTGGAGGTCCAATACCATCAGCACCATAATCTTTTGAACGTTCAAACAATCCTTTAATTTCAATACCAGCACCCAATAAAGTTTTAATACTAACATCAAAATCTACATCAGCATACTGTTTTTTCTTTGGTATAGGAACCTGCCAATCTTGTGTACTAAAAATCTTTTCATCAATAAAGGTTCTTGGTATCTCATAGTTTTTCCAGTTCTCTACCTCAACAGTTATAGTATGTTCCCCTTTAGTTAATCCAATTCGTGCTAATGGTACTTTTTTCTGAACAGGATCTCCAAGTGTATGATTATCAATTCCTGAAGGATCTATGGATGATAATTCTTCATTAGTATATCTCTGATATGGTATACCATCTATTAATATTCTTCCCCAGTTATCTACTGCTCCTCTAAGACCATATTCACCATCATAAGGTAAATCAACTGTCCATTCATTTGTATACACAACTCCTGTTCCATCAGTTCCAGGTTCATCTAATGGAGGAAGAGGAGAAAGAGGATACATGTTCATGAACTTACTCCAGAAAGGGAACCCTATGACTGGACTCCATTTATTTTTAGCATTAGGATATCTTGTATGCCAAATAGGATTAGGTGGACACTCACCATCCATAGGAGGAAGTGCAAACACAGGAGGTAAAGGAAGAGGAGAGTCAATACTTATAGCAACACCCATTGGATTCTCATTCCAAGATTTAGATTCATCTATTACCTCTGCTGATGCAACTTCGGTTTCAATATTAACTCCAAGAACCATAGAGTTTTTACCAGCATCCCATCCCAATACACCTCCAGGAATCTGTTCTAAATCAGCTGTGATTGTATAAGTTCCTCTCTTTATAAATTCTGTATAAGTACTCTTCCCTGTCGCTCCAAACTGTCCTTCATTAACTGCTGAAACTGCAGATCCAAAACTATCATAAGTGGTTGCCTGTTGTCCATAAGTAAAGCCCTCCTTATAAATGTTTACTTGATCACCAATCGTCAACCTTACATTATCATCAACTTTTATTTCAATTTTATAGTTGGCAGTTACAGGGAAGGTTACATTACTCCATACAATAGTATGAGTTCCAGCCTGTGCACCTCCAGATATTACTGGATCATTAGTAACCGTAGTAGTACCACTAAGCTCAGCTAGCGTTGCTTGTTCCAATCTAAACCACATACTTGGATTGGATTTAGTATATCGACCATAAATCGCATAACTTTCTCTATCAAATCTCTTGTAAGCCTTCTCACGAAAGACTCCTCTTCTATTACCACTTAGTCCTTTCCAATCTCCAGAAGTTCCAGGACCATAATTACCTGAACCCCTTTTGACATTTTGTGTTACCCCAGGTCTAGTTAGGACTACATTTAAATCCTGAACTGCAAATAAGCTACCATCATCATTCCATGTTATGTAATTATGTTTAAATCTATCATCAGTTTCTAAGTCTATCAGCTCCTTCCGATAGTATTTGGTATGTGTGCCTTTTGCTGACCTGTACTCTAAGACCCAAAACTTTTTCGAGAATTTCTTATTTGTTGTTCCACTATCTGGGACACTACCACTACCTCCGTAGGTTACACCAGTATCAAAAGGTACAACACCATATTTACCTAAGAATCCTCCAGTCGCAGGAAATTTCCATAAAGGTCTATTAGCTTTATCAATATAATCTATAGTATTAAAAACACTCCTCTTCTCTATACTTGCTGCCACAATATGTTCTGGATATGCAGATACTTTCTTAGGTGGAGATAGTTGTTTAGCATTTCTTGCTGCCAACAATGCATTGGGATCAGGTACAAGGATGTATCCACCATCCTCATTCTTATCTACCACTGGACGGAAATTTAAAATTTGATCGTCATGATTGTCACCTATTCTACTTTGATTATTAAAGATACTAGTGTCTCTAATTTCAGGACTTGGATGACCTATAGGTTCTTGCTCAAAAACTAAACGATATTTCTTACCATCCTTAAAGGTTCCTGTCTTTAAAATGTTTCCTTGTGGTTCATATCCACTTCCTTCTTTACCCAAATCCTCTTGAAGATTACTCTTCCTTACCTTGTAATAGAAAGATCCATCTTGCTCATAGAACTCTCCTTCAGATGCAGTAACAAGAAGATTTGCTCCTACATATACTCCACTATTTTTAAAGTCACCACTAATAGGATTTGGTGTACGTGAACCACCATCATCATCAAGACCAATCGCTAATCCACCATACTCCACTTTAAAGAAACAAGTACGTCTACCACTACCAAAATAAGATAGTTTATAAGCAACACCTTCTTCAACTACAGTATTCTGTTTACTAGTTGTATCATTTGGTATATCACCAGTAGCAGTGAAATTCATCCCTTCAAAGATAATCTTATTAGTATCATAAGATTGTCTCTGTACATCAAAACTAATTGCTCTAAATCCTTGAGGTAATTCAGTATTAAAATCATCTAATGAGGTTCTTACTATCTGACCTGCAGAATTCTTCAGTACCCATCCAATTCCTCCTGGATTCCTATACCAAGATTTACCATAGGCAGGATTATTTGTAACCTCTCCTTTCAATTCATGCTTACCTACAGTTACATCATTAATAGTAAATACTTTTGGACCAGATTGTGATTCATCCCAAGTAGTATCACCTACAAAATTTCCATCCCAACTAACTGATGAAGTATCATCTGACGATAATTCAAGAGTATAAGTTCCTGGAGTTGAAATATCAATAGTCCATCTACCTGTTTGTTTTATACCATTCAATGAATTATCAGTAACTGGAAAAACAGCATAAGCTCTTAGAAATTCAACGTTAGAATTATTAACCCAATTAGTAAAACCCTGACCTTGGTAACTCTTTACCCAAGGAGCTAACATAGAAATATTAGGCAGAGATGCGGGTGGTTCAGCCTCCAACTTAGGTATATCAAATACTAATGGTTCATCTTCAGTATCTAAAGTAACTTTAGTTACTGTCATCTTTTTATCTTGTGTTTCTGCCCACTGAAATTCAAAATCTATACTTACTAAATCATTTGCCTTTTCAATATAATAAAAATAATTACTACCTTCTTTTACAAACATACCATCAAACTTAACATTGTTATCTGAAATGGTAGGTTGAATAGCTACGGGTTTCATGATTGCATTATTTTTTAAATCAAACCTCAGTGTATGCAATCCTCTTTGATAAATTTTATGAATAACACTGATGGGTTTTACATCATAGCGGCTAAATTCACCTATCTTCTCATTATCTACATAAAAATCTCCATAATTTGCATCACCATCAAATGCTCCTCTAAAGGTATACTCACCATCAGTAGGAAAATCTGCATCCCATTCACAAATAAAAGTTTCGCCAGCATGATCACTACCTGGTACAGCTGATGGAGGAACAGGAGATATTGCATTCTTATTCATAAACGCACCCCATCCATCACCCAAATACTCTTCTGAATTATCTGTATCAGATCCAGACCCTCCATTTGCATTATTAACAGAAGAATCCTCTAACTTATAAGTTATTGCCCAACTATCATGACCCCTTCCTGTAGCTATTGGACTTCCTGCTATAAACTTTCCTAATGTAGTTTTAATTTGTAAGTCATCATCATCATCTGCAGAACCTATCAAGTCTGCAAAAATTGTTTTACCTGTCCCTGTATCTTGTTCGGTTCCCCTCTTTCCAAAAGTAGATTCTTTAAGAAGTCCTTGCTCAGTTTTATTAATACCTTCATAGTTACCACTTGATGCTACATTATAAACTGTATTAGGTTTAACCTTAATCTTTACTGGTTGTGCTGCTGCCCTATTTACAAAAGATTCTGCTTTTATAGAGAACTTATGTGATCCAGTTGCTGAAGTAAATGTATATTGTAAACCTGTTCCTGTAACCCTACCCTGTCCTCCTCCACCCTCGGTATAGACAAGGAAAGTATCTTCTACTAAAAGACTGTCTGGTGCAGTATAACCTGTCCATTTAACATCATACTGTTCTTTAGTTGTTCCACCCCCACTAGTCCATATAATATGTTTTAATTGTACAGGACTCTCCGCACCCTTTATATCCCTAACAGTCTTCCAAGGTCTTGTATATTCTGCAACTAACCTATTATATTCTTCAACTGCTCTTTGATAATCAGTTTTTTCTGATTCTCTCTTATATACTGAAGGATCCCACGCTCCTACATCCTTTCCTGCAGCATTATATCTTCTACCAAACCCTGCAATATCATCAGCACATAGTTCAGGTTCTTCTACTTCCAAATCTTCATCATAATAATGAAGAACTTCTAATTCCTCATCAATATATGCCTTTGCTACAACCCCAACACCCTGCTTACAAGTATCCTTAACATCTACCTGTGGAGGATACTTATATCCAAATCCACCACGAACAACATCAACAGCCAGAACTCCACCATCATTACCAATGATAGCATTTGCATGGACACCTACTCCTCCACCACCATAAAAAGCTACTCTTGATTTACAACTACCTGGATTATGAAATATTTCTATACCAGTTGGAGGAAGAAAAGATTTATCAGTTAGGGTTGTAGTGTTATCACCATCATCAATACTCGAATCTTCATAACCTGCACACTCATTAGCTCCTTCAGGAATAAGGTCTTGTGGATTTAATGTATTGAGTGAATTAATTCCAAGATACTTTACAACATCCCTATTCTTAACAATAAATACTGTTCCTGGATTTGCCTTAGCATACTCATTGGCTTCACAAAGATTAACATTTTGTACATATCCTCTATCACTAGAAATATATCCAACATCTATCCCCTCTTTCGTAGGAGAATCAAAAATATTAAAGGTAGGTTGTTGTTGTGCTGCCATAGTTATTATTTATTCCTTCTTTATAAGCTTCCCAGTACTGTCTATAAGATTCCCTTGCAGGTCTCTAAGAGTGTCTGTTACAGTATCAACGTTGTCCCCATTAAATACAAGATCAGGTTCTCCCATACTTGGTTTAAGGAAAGGAAGAGGAGCATCTGGTAAAGGAATAACTTCTTTTAATTTCTCAGGGTCCTCTGCTATCTCCTCCACCTTATTAACAAAGTCACCAACAGCACCAAAGGATGGCAACTGAGGTTGCTCTTGTCCACTACCACCTTTTCCAAATTGATACAGATCGGAAAGTGCAGGTTTAGGAGGCAATTCGAAGGGGAAAATATTTGATTTAATATTCTCAAAATTTAAAGCTGAAGATACATTACCACTAAGATTGCCAATCAAACCTATTATATCAGACAATGATTGTCCACTTCCACCCTCTGCCTTTCCTTGTCCAGGATCATTAGTAGCAGTTATCGTAAAGGTTGCAGGTAAAGCAGTGCTATCAGGATTATAAACTGCTATCACATCTCCAACCTGATATTTTGAACCTGGATTAAGTACCCCAATACCGCCAGGATTAACAGGACCATAAACCTCATCCAAAATAAATTGAGCATCAAAATTACCATCATCAATTCTCAGAAGAGTATTGGGTTCATAATTTTCTCCTGCAGTATGAACAAATATTTGATTTATTGATCTGTCACCAGGAGAATATGTTGTATAATTCACTTTCATTCCACTTCCTGAACCCGAACCAACAACAGTACAGTTAACAGCATTAGCACCAGGATTTGTGTATCCAGTTCCTCTCTCAATCCACGTAAAACCTTTTGCATCTCCACCTGTGTTTGCTCCAAGACCACCAGTATTAACTCCTACCTTTACAGTTGCTCCTCTACCAGGACTGGTAGTAATACCAGGATTAATATTTGTATACCAATAAGTACTTACATCATTAGTAGATGTATACTTACTACCACCTCTTGTTTGATTTAAAACTTCTTCATCATTCTGTGAGATAATAGCACCTTCTGGATGCTCTGGTTGAGGTAAAGCATTAGGATCAATAGGTTTACCACCAATCTGACCCTTAATATCTTCTAAGAAATAATTTAATTGCGTAACAGTATCCTTATTAAGCTTATCAATAGTCTCTTTATTAGAAGCAAGTAATCTACCTAAAAGATCTTCAGCACTACACACTGGAACTTTAGGTACTGTTATCTGAATAGGAACATCCCCTGGAGTTCCTTCAACATCAGTCGCAGTGGCAGAAGCAATAGCACCAGGAGTAGCAGTAAAGTCTTTGCTTAAAATCGTCTCTACAATATCGGCAATATTATTATTTGATTGTTTATAAAAAGCAACTTCACTTTGAGTAGGTGCTCTATTAGCATTCTCTACAAATGCAGCAACAATCTGAGCATCAAATCCATCCTGAACAGAAACTACAGTATCTGACACATCCTCAACACTATTAAAAACTTGTTGACGAATGTCATCTAAAGGAAACATCTTATCCATAATAGACTTAATCTGGTTCTCCAATCCCTGTGTCATCTTACCATAAGATTCAAGCATAGATTCACCAGTCATATCAGTCACATCTGCAAGTTGAAATCTCATACATGCAGGTATTTCTGATACCTTTCCTTGCAATTCCTTGTTTATAGTCTTCTCAGTATACTCCATCATTTTATTAAAAGGAACCTTCATATACTTTGCTATTTCTTTAGCAGTACCTTCTAAATCGTTCCTCAAATCTGCCATACTACCACTACCAGAAACAGCTTCAATATATCCAAACTCTTTCATACTTTGAAAATACTTATCAGCTTTTACAGCAAGATTATCCATCGCTGTTTGCGTCGCAGTGATAGAAGACGCAACTATATCATCTGGTTTTAATAAAACAATTTTCTCTTTGTACTTATCATCTCTTTCTACATCACCAGCAGAAGTTAAATGTGGATTGTCAGAGTTTTCTTTTGTAGGTCCAGGTTTAGGGGGAGTAGTAGGAGAGTTTGCTTGTCGAGTACGATTTCTAACCCCCTGCTTAACAACACTTGCTACAAAAGAAGCACCCAATGATTCTATCTCATCTAATTCTTTACCAACATCTTTCCATACTTCCTCCAACTTATCTAAACTTTGCTGAGCCGCATCAATATCTGCCTGTTGATCTGCAGTGGGTTGCCAGTTCTGACCCCCTATATTATCAACATTAACTTCTTCTTGCAATTGCTCCTTAGTAGAAGGTCTCTTTGCAGATAAAGATTCTTTAGGTGGGACTTCAATTGTTTGAAGTTTCTCAATAACAGTCGGAGCAAATCCACTAATGGGAGAAAAATTCTTTGCCTTGGGAGAAGAACCTTGTAGAGATGTAGCATTCTGTAAAGCAGTCTGAGTATTGTTCCCCAGAATACCCATAATAACAGGGACTTGTCCATCAGGACCGTCCATAAAGAATCCAAAGACAAAGTTACCCTGTCTTATACCTGGAGTCTGATAGACCTCTCCTTGACCACCACCTGCCGTGATGGGGTACATTACCTGTGCCCAAGGTAATTGGTCTGAAGGAAGAGTTGCTTCCCCTTGGTCGTGTATTCCTACAATTCTTACCTTATATCTTCTTCCCCAACCCTTAACCTCTTCTTTATTATCAAACTTACCAGGTATTATGTTATCTCTCCACGTAGAATCATCAGGGATTTGGCCGATCCACCAGCTAAATCCCTGTCCTAAGAACCCTTGATTGAATAGTGCTCCTACTTCCATTTAATCGTCGTATACCTTACATTCATCTGCATCGGGATGATTATCACAATAGATCTCTAAGTGCTGATCCTCATGACGTGTATGATAATCATTAATCTTGGCATCATTACTATCTACTTCCTCACCCTTATGATACTCCTCATAATAAGCATGAGAATTCTCTAAATCTTCCTTAGTATACTCGTGCATACCATGATTAGTATGCTCCTTACCATCTTTAGGGTCAATATAGACCTCATGATCTAAGTCGTGTTTAATAGTCATAGTTTTAATTAGGAACGTTGAAGATGATTTCCCTCTCTACCTACGGAATCTCTTACCAAATTTAATTTGGTATAAGTTCCTTTAGCAGACAGATAATGACATAAATCTACTATAATATATAGACCTCCATCTTCGGCATTTACATCATCATCTTTTTCTTTTGATGATATGGGAACATCAATGAAGAGGGAGTTTCCTATATGGAGAGAAAAATCTCCAGGAATAGTTATGGTCATCTTAGAGGAATATAACTGATTATACCTTCTAACTGACTGATTGACAATCTGTTTGTACTTAAAGTTTTCTTCCTTTGACTTAGTAAGTTGCTCGTCAGTTGACTTCTTAACATCCTCCCCACTACCATCTGATTCTGTTCTTCCAGGAAGAGAACCTACATCAAGATAAAAATAGGTAGTACGAGAAAAATTCTTTCTATCACCTGTCCTATTAAATTCTTCATTCATTGTAGGCAATTCTTTACCTGCATGTTTAATTGGTTGAGATGCTGCAGAGTTTGCATTCTCTTGTGCATCTTTAGTATTATCCGCAGACCCAGTAACGACTTCATAGTAACAATCAAAAGGATTAAAAGTAACTATACGAGTATCATATGCACCCAACTGTAGTTTCTCTTGAGCATTAATTGCATTATCCTTTTCATATTCCAGTATTCTCATATCATATCCAGCAGGAATCTCTTCTCCAGCACTGTTAGTATAGATAAGAGACTTCTTAAATTTATTTTTTTCTTTATCCATCAAAGAATCAATAGATTTAAAATGAAAACCATCAGAAGTTTCATAAGTTATAAATCCAGCAGTCTTTCCCTCGCCTCCAGCAGGAATTGATTTCTGAGACAACCAATTTAAAAGATAATAAGGTTTACGATTATTACCAATAAAATTATAAGTATTCTGCGTCTCTTCAATATCTAATTCTTTTGGAAACTCTGAATTATTATTATCAAAATATGTTTGTTCTTCATAAATTTTTTTAATATGATCAGATACTTTACCATCAAATCTCTCAGCAACTCTAATCTTTTCATTCAAAATATATTCCTTTGATACCAAATCCAATTTAACCATTGACTTTGTTGATTCATCTATAATAGGAGTTACTTTATTAACATACATAATCAACTTCTTAGTTGAACCAATTGATACTCCATTATTATCCTCAAACTCCAACGAAACCTGCTCTTGTCCAACAATAGGCAATCCATCAAGAGCAGTCTTACCCTCAATAGAATCTCCAGCATCATTAAAAACTACCGTTGCCTTAATAGTATCCTGTAAAATACTTTCATAAAAATTTAAGGTAACTACACCATTGGCTACATCAATCGAACCCTCCTTATTAGATCTAATCTCCACCTTCTTAACAAAGGATGGTTCTGACGCTCTAGGTAATACAGTTTCTGCTGCCATTTTTTTATCTTTTCTCCTATACTATTTAACGGATGTATAAAGAATCAAAAGTAGAATCTGCACCGCCACTGGCAGCAACAAGTATCAGATTACTATCGGTCACTTTATTTCCAGAGGATCCATCAGATGCAGATGGAATTGGAATAACAATCTCTTCCTCTGCACCTTCTTCATATGATGCAAAGGTACTAATATCATCTGTCTTTTTAGAAACAGCATTCACATCTATTGGTGTAAGGTCACACTTACATGGAGGAGATATAGCATTCTTAGCAGCCTTCACTGCCATTACTGCAGGATGTTTCTCTATAATCTTACCACCTATATTCTTAATACCTTTACCAATATTTTTAAAGAACCCACCAACTTTACCTGCTACATCACCAATCTTTTCTTTCATTTCTGCCATCTTCTTTTCCTTCTCTAACTGTGCTGCTTCTTTGTCTTCTTTTTTCCCACCACCTACCTTTCCTCCTCCACCTGTAACTGCAGTTACTTTTGGAGAACCTGCACCTCCTTTAGATGGGAAGAATGATTCCTTCAGATGCTTAATCATAAAGACAGGATTCATTAACTGCCAAACTGCAGGAAAACCTTCTACCTTTCCATCCTTAACTAACATTTTCAACAAAGGATGTAAACTAAATATCTTTCCTAATATCTCTGGTATAGTAGGAAGAGTATCTAACATTCCACCTAAAGAAAATCCTCTAATTGCTTTAGGTATAACTTTCCAATCAGGAACTTCCCATTCTAATAATTTTTTATAGATGGGATTAATACTTAAGAAATCAGCCACCATTGTCCCAATGCTCGTCGCAGGGAACTTAACCATTGGGAATGTATTAATAAACCTACCAAACCCATCCTTAAAGAATAGGAATATATTTTTTCCTACATTAAAGATCTTCATGAAGCTATCTTTCAGGAACTGAAATGCTGCTTTAGGATCTCTTTTTATAATCAGATAATATAATAACTCACCCACAAACACACCAATTGTTTCACCAATCAGTGTACCAAGAACAGGAATAGGTATAAAGGTTCCAAGTGCTCCACCTAATGCTGCACCAAGTGCCTTAAAGATAGCCTTACCTGGAGGATCTCCTGATATTAAAGAAACAATACCTACAATAAGAGGTCCCATTATAGGAATCTTTCCAAGGAATCCTTTTACTGCTGGCATTGCAGTTTTAATAGCAGGAGCAATAAACTTAGCTGCCTTACCAAATATCTTCGCTGCTATTCCACCAACTTTACCTGCTGCTTTACTTGCTACTTTACTAGCAACACCCCCTCCTTTACTTGCTACATTACTAAGCAATCCTTTACCTTTATTAAGAATGTTAGCACCTGTCTTAAGTATATTACCTCCTACTTGAGCAACTTTCCCAACTACATTCTTAACTCCTGGTATATTCATCAAATTTTTACCAACCCTTGATGCTATATTCTTTGCAAAATTAACTGCATTCTTAATAAAGTTCTTAGCAAATTTAATTGCTCTCTTAACTATTACTCTGGCAATTCTAAATGCTCTTGTTATACTCTTAGTTACTGCTTCAAATATTTTCTGTCCGATAATTTTCCATACTAAGAATCCCGTAAAGAGATCCTTAATCACTCCCATAAATTGCCCTAACTTTTCTGCACCCTCTTCACCTACAAGATTCTTTATCAATCCCATTCCCATATCATAAAGTTTATATCCCCAATCAATAAGACTTGTAAGACCAGTTAATAATCCCAACCCAATATCAGTAATCCATCCAACAAAAGCAGCTAACCCCTTAACAAATTTAAGTAATGCAGGAAGTAAAGGTAGTAATTGTATAGCAACATAACCAAAAACAATAGTAGTAAAAAAGTTCTTTAACTTTTCCCATGCACTCATCATGGGTTTAGGTATAAACCTTTTTAAGTTTGGTCCTTTCTTTTTCTTACCCTTACCTTCAAGTTTTGATTCTGCTCCTGATGCATCTGCTTGCTCTGCTACTTTCCTTTGGTCTGCCTTCCTTGCCTTCTGTGCAGCAAGAGTACCCTTTAATACTTGATCAATAGATATAGTTTTAGATTTAATTCTAATAAGATTATCTTCTATACTACCATACTCACCTTCATTGCCAGTATGTTTTTGAATACCACCTGTAGGATTAGGAACTAAAGAAGTGGTAGGACGCACCATAAGTTCTCCACCTTTTGATGGTTCTGCTCCACCACCTCTCACATCTGCAATAAGTTCATCTAAGGATGGTCTTTTAGCTTCTTTCTTTTTCTTTCGATTCAATAACTTATCGGTGGCAATCTTCTTTGCCTTACCTTTAACCATTCCAGTTGCTAATTTTTTTCCTAATGCTGCCCAAGCCATATTAATTCGTTATCCCCAATGTCTTTTGTTTTGAACTCTTATTACCAGGATGAACCACACTAAAGGTTGGTATAGTAGTTCCTGGAGGAGCTGTAGTATCCTCTGAAGTAGATGGACCTCCTGGTGCAGGAAGAGGAAGAATCTTTACTTTATTCCCAGTAGAGGGAGGAGGAATATTAGCAGATTTATCTAAGGCATTACCAATAAATTCCTTTCCTTTACTAAAGATATTCTTTGCTTTATTACCCAACCATTTTGCTGCTCTAACTTGAGGAAGCATATTAAAGGCATTCTTAGCACCACCAAACATATTCTGAACCATACCACCTTCATTAAAGTTCTGAACTAACCCACCTTGATTTAAATGTTGAACTAAACCACCACCATTATACATCATTGAATAACCCTTACTACCATCACCAAATCCTCTTGATTCTAAATCAATCTTATGTGCTGCATTCATTTTTGACTGAGTTGCTTTATATGCATCACTGGCATTAAGAATAGGATAAAGAACTTCATCGGGCATACCTACAAGTCTTCCTCTACCATTCACACGTTCCATAACATCAATAATATTAACATTCTCATAACCATCTTCCTTTTGTATCTCTCCAACAAGTTGCTTCTGGTGTTCTATCATATCAGGCTTTCCAATAGCACCACCAATTGAAGTAAAACTTTTTGTATTCTCTACTACTTCATCACCCTTAGTTACCATCTTATGGTAGAACGAATCTTTAGAATAAATATATTGATCTGGCATTATCTGACCTATTCTATATCCTGAAGTTCCATAATGAGACTTATCAATAGCTTTACCCTTTCCTCCACCACTAAAATGAGGAATCATATAGTTTGGTTGCTTCTTATTCTTCTTCCCATCCCCACCATCAGCACCTAATGTTGGAACATTTGTACCACCAGCAGCAGCATTCATACCTGCTAAAGTATTACTACCATACTTTTCTACAGCATCCTTCGACATAACAAACTCACCAGGAGTAAGCATCGCAGGGACGGTATCTTTATCACCTTTTCCTGGAACTGATCCACCTTCATTCATCTTAACAGGTTCAACCTTCTGTAAATCTGATTGCTTATCAAATTCCAGAGGTGGTGTTTCTCCTCCACCTTCTGTCTTTGCTTGGTCTAAAGGATCCTGTCCTCCTTCCCCTCCACCAGTAGGGTCAAGACCTTTCGTTTCAGATTCCAATTCCTTTAAAGAATCTTTCTCTAACTTATCAGTATCTTTAGCACCACCTTTGAGAAAGTTTCCTATCATATTGGGGACGTTCATCACCCATTTAACAGCATCAATAATCTTAGGAATAGCCCAAGCTAATAATATAACCGTTCCTATAATCATCCCTCCTGTTCCTAACAAAGCTGGCATGAATGCCATGACACTCGCTAATAAAACAGGCCACCAATCTTTAAGGAATCTAACTAATGACTTCGCTCTGTCTGCATTTTCAGGGTTACCAAACCAATCTAAAATTTTCATCACAACCTTTCCAACCAAGATAGTTGTTAGAAAATTAACAAACTTATCCCAAATACTCATGAAAGGTTTGAATACTTTTTTTGCTGTATCCTTTATACCTTTACCAAGACCACCTTTCTCTAAATTCTTTTCTTGTTTCTCAGCATCTTTCTGTTCTTTCTGTACACGAGCATCTTCTTTAGTATCCTTCTGCTCATTAAACTGGCTTTGTAAAGTCTCGTAGATAGAATCTACTGTATCAGCAATCTTTGAAACATGTTTACCAAGTCCACTAAGAATATTCTTTTCTGGTTTATCACCTTCAACTTGCTCACCCTCTTCGTCTGGTGGTACAAGATCTGAACCAGTTACATCTGGTTTTCCTTTACGAATAGCAAGAGCACTTGCACCTGTAGTATCAGCAGCAACTTTTGCTGCTCCCTCTGCTCCTTCTACAGCAGTTCCTCTCTTTATATCTTCTGCCTTAATCTTACCAGTTTTTATTCTAAATCTTCTCTTCCTTTCTTCAGCACTTAATGGTTCTCCAGTCTCTGCATCAACACCAGTTGTAGTTTCTATATGTTCTATACTTCCTGAATGTTTCTCAGCTTCCTTTGATTCTTCTTCATTTCTTTCAAGTCTCTCTATTCTATCCTCAATAGTTTCTTGAGAACTACCTCTCTTTAAATCTTCTGCCCTAATCCTCGTCTTTCTGAATCCTCTATCTCTATCAAAAGCACCAGGACCATCTAACATCTGAACAGGTCTACCAGCAGTACCAGCAGCAGCACCATCAGTACCAGCAGTACCAGCAGTACCAAGACCATCAGCACCACCTAATCCATCAGCACCACCTAATCCATCAGCACCACCAAGACCATCGGCACCACCAAGACCATCGGCACCTCCTAATCCATCAGCACCTAATCCATCAGCACCATCTCTACCTGAAGTACCACTCCAACCATCATCAACATCACCCCAATCATCTTTAATATTAACTTTCTGTCGAGCACCATCAGTATAACTTCCACCTCTATCATTAGAATCTGGACCATCACCTACTGGTCTAAATTTCCTTTTAATTAACTTTGGTTTCTTCTTTGGTTTCTCACCCTGTAATTTCTTCCGTGCATCTCCAGTAACTACTTCCTCCAATCCAATCACTCGAAAGAGGAGTGAAGATTGCAAAGACTCCAATCCAATCACTCGACGTAAAGTTTTCTTTTGTAATCCAAAAGACTTACTTAATGTAGAATGTATCTTTGGTAAATCTGTTAACTTCTTCTCAACCTCATGTATTATTTGATGATTTAAATCAACTTTAGCAGACAGCTGCATATGAGGCTCATACCTTTGCCTTAATTTACCTATTATATTTTTATTGTTACTAGGCATTCGATTGTTGCTGTTGCTTTAGTTTTTCCTCTTCAAGATGTTGTTGAAGAAGTCCCACATAGATGTCTCGTTCCCAAGGCATCATATTCTCAATCTCTGTCAAGCTATATTTATGGTATTGAAGGAGGGCAAAATTAAGTCTGAAGTAATTCTCCAGACTCATATGAGACATCCCTAGCCGAAAAAAGATGCTAATCCCTCAAGTACAACTTCACTTTCAACCTTGGTATTAGGATTCTTAACTGTAATAGTATGAGATAATTTAGGCATTGTTTCAAAGAAAGTTTCAATACCTTTAAACTGACTGGAATTCATTGACTCAAGGAATTCATTTAACTCTTTCTTAGTACAATCAGCAGATGCCCATACCTCATCTTCAGTATAAATTTTATCAATACAAGTAGCAATCAATTCAAATGATTGTGCCATTGCATTCTTTTCATCAAACTCAAAGTTATTTTTAATAAACTGATCAAGAGATGGATACCTCAACTCCATCATTAAGTTATCATCTAACTTAATTTTATTATCATGTTCCTCATTCTTTTCAACTTGTATATCATCTAAATTAATACTAACCTGTACGGTAGTCTTTTCATCATCAGGACATATAACATTAACATCCAACTCTTCTCCTACAGACTTACCTCTGATGTTAAGAAAAAGATATTCAATATCAAAAGTAGGAAGTTTTTCTACTTTAATTCCTTTCGTAAGAACACAACTCTTAAGAACTGCTTTAATAGCATTTGTGATCTGTTTATTATCTTCACTCTCCAAAGCAATCACCAACACCTTCTCTTCCTTAACAAGAAAAGGTCTATAAGTAACTGCAGCTCCAGTAGAAGGTAACTCTAACTCATAAGTCGGAGTAGCAATTTTTGGTAAAGGCATAATATCCTAATACAATTCAGTGTACTTTATTTATACACTATTCTTGAGCACTTTGAATCATTCCAGAAGCAATTCCACCTGCAATATCACCCAACAAATCATTACCAGTAACTGCATCAACACCTGCATCAACTAATCTACCAACTAAAGAAGCAAAGAAACTATTTCTACTTGCCTGTGATAAAGGATCAAAACGTGGAGGAGTGTTATCAGTAACCACATCAGTAATCAAGTACCTTAAATATGTCATTGATACTGTACACTTCAATAAAGATGATGCCTCATAAGACACAGGCATTGAAGTTATCTGTATAGGATATGCTCTAAAAAATTCATATTCTAAAAGTTGTCTTCTATCCTTCTCAAATTTTCTAACCTTCAATCCTTGGTCTGCAATATATGAATCTGGATAATTTAATTCATAATGATATGACTTAGACTTTGCATCGTTAGTATCTTCATTAACAACAGACTTCATCCATGTTTCAAAAAATCTAATAGCACCATATTCTTTTGCGTCAACATAAAAAGTTAAATCTAATCTATCATCAAAAATCTTTCTATGAGCATATCTCTCAGTAACTCCTGGAAAATCATTATTGATTTCCATCGTAGCAAGTGATGAACCAGGAAGAGATGCCTCTGAACACATCAGATTCAATCTATCATTAGTTTTTAGACCTGCATTACTATTGGGTACAGGAACTTCTACTTCAAAAACAGAAGTAGTAGCTGGTCTTAACAGCTCAGACTTTATCTTAGAAACAGATCTTACCTTGCCTAATTGTGCCATCTATAAATAATTTTTACCTTATATATTATGTATGGCCGAAAGTAAAAAGAGTATTTACAAACCCAAAAATCCAAAGAAATATAAGGGTAATGTGAATAATATTATCTGTCGGAGTTCTTGGGAAAATAAATTTTGTAGTTGGTGTGACCTCAATGAAAACATTATACAGTGGGGAAGTGAAGAATTCTGGATACCATACCGTGCTCCTGATGGTAAAACCCGTCGCTACTTTCCAGACTTTATTATCAAGGTGAAAGAAAGCAAGGGTCAAATTAAAACCTATGTAATCGAAGTTAAACCTGCAAAGCAAACACGACCACCTAAACCAAGAAAAAAAGTGACCCAATCATATATCTATGAATGTAAAACCTATGCTACTAATCAAGCCAAATGGAAAGCAGCAGATGAATGGTGTAAAGATAAGAGAGTTGAGTTTAAAATTGTCACCGAAAAAGAATTAGGTATCCATTATGGCAGATAGTTTTGGGTTTAATAATGCTGCAGAAGAAGCAGAAGATAATCGTATCAGACAATACTTAAGTGACTTGAATAATAGAACTGATGACCCAGAAGAAATGATGCTGGAGATTATGGAAGTTCTAAATCAAACAGTAACTCCTATTCCTGAAGTAGGTAATTTCTATACATTTGTATATAATGCCAAGACTCCTGGCGAAACTTATGACCAACATCCTCTGATTGCATGTACTTCATTAGAGAGATGGGGATTCAAAGGTCTCAACTTTCACTGGAGAAAATCAAGAAACTATACATGGAATGAACTTGCAGGTCAACTGTATATTGTTCAACCAAATGAACTTGATGACCTCCTTGCTATCCCTTATGGGAAATACATACTCAATCCTCGCTAAATAGTTAAAAAATTGTTGTAATGACAACACTCGCACTCAATGACTCGTACGGTAGTTCCGCAGTCAAAGATCAATTTAAATGTGGAGACCTACCAGGAAAATATTATACTCTAACTAATACAACAACTGGTGATGTCACCGTGATGAGATTAGGTACAGTTTCTGGTACTTCTACAGGAGACTTGGGTGTAGATATGTTGGTCTCCCATACAATAGGAACTATAGATAAAGATACTAAAACATTTACAGGTTCTTTTGGAGATCCATCTGGCACGAACTCTGAACTTAATTTTTTTAATTCGGATGAAGGTACAACAGCAGCAAGACAAGCTGCAATGACTACAACTGTCAAAGCAATCGCAGAAAAAACAGGAAGTTATAGAACAGCAGCAGAGCAAACACAAACATTATTCGGAACTAATCAATCAGCAGCAGAAGAAGCATCAGGAGATTCAACAACATCATCTACTGCAGGGAATGTATTAGGTACAGTTCTTAATATGTTCACCAAAGGTACACGTAGTAATTTTGGAGGAGCAGGAAATCCATTAGTATTCCCTACTGCTATTAGGTCTAATGGTCAAGATGTAATCAAATTTAATATGATGGAATATGTTCCTTCTGGATCAGGAGGAGCAGAAACAGGTAACTTTGGTTCAACTGGTGAAGCAAGAAAGAAGAATAGAAAAATTATTGGTAGTGTTATTCTTCCTATACCTTCTGGTATTTCAGACTCCAGCACTGTAGATTGGGGTTCCAATAGTATGAGTGCAGCACAAATGGCAGCAGCTAATATTGGAAAAGAACTACTGGGAGATAAAGATGCTGAAGGTAGTATAGATAAAACTATAGACACATTAAATACACAAAACCCTGCAGTAAAAGAAGCAATTAAAAATGCTTTGGTTGGATCTGCGACAGGAGGTAATCCAAATGCATTACTGGGTAGAACTACTGGACAAGTATTGAATCCTAATATGGAATTGCTATTTAATGGTCCATCATTACGTCCTTTTAGTTTTAACTTCATGCTATCACCCAGAAATTCAGGTGAAGCAAATACGATTGTAAAAATTCTTAGATTCTTTAAACAAGGGATGGCACCTATAAGAACTGACTCTAATTTATTTCTTAAGTCACCTTACACATTCCAGATGCAATACCTACGTAAGGGTTCAGACCAACATAGATTCTTAAATAGATTTAAGGAATGTGCATTGCAAACATTTGGTGTTCAGTATACACCAAACAATAACTATGCAGTATATGAAGATGGTTCAATGCAATCGTACTCAATGAGTATGTCATTCACAGAACTCGAACCAGTATTTAGTGATGACTTCCCAGAAGACGGCGACAGATCTGTAGGTTACTAAAAATGTCAAGTTATTTTAAACAAGTTCCAGACTTTGAATATGTCAATAGACTTCCTAACTCAGGAATCTCTGACTATATTAAAGTAAAAAATCTTTTTAAGAAAGGTTATCTTAGAGAAGATATTTTCCAAGACACTACCATCTTTACCAAGTATGAAATCAAAGGTAATGATAGACCAGACAATGTTGCTTTTGATTTTTATGGAAACTCCAAATTAGATTGGTTAGTTCTCCAGTGTAATAATATTCTCAATATACAAAGTGAGTGGCCGATGCAGCAACAAGATTTTGATAGATATCTTTTAGACAAATATAGCAACTTCCCATCACCATATACATCTGCATATGATTGGTTATATAACGGTGTCCATCACAATGAAACAAAAGAAATAAAAAATGCTACAGGTGCAGTAATTGTTCCAGCAGGTCTTACTGCATCTGCGGGAATAGGAGTTACATTCTATGATTACTTTATAGATGGCATGACAAAAGCAGAGGATATTACAACTCCAGTAACCAACTATGAATATGAATCCAATATAGAAGATAAAAAAAGAAGTATATTCCTACTTAAACAAAGATACATTAATATCATAAAAGATGATATGAATGAAATCATGGCATACAAAAAAGGTTCCAGTCAGTATGTGACAGGAACCCTTAAACGAGCAGAAAATATTAAACTATTCTCTTAGTTATTCATCAGCAAGTTGTTGAAAATAACTTAGTGCATCATCTTCATCAGATGATTTAGATGCTACAGGAGCAGCAGCTACTGGTTCTTTGCGAGCATTAAAGTCTGGAGTATAAGAACCTCGACTATTATCCTCATTAAAAACCTCTTCATCTACACGACGAGCAGGTTGCTTATGTCCTAAGACATAATCCAAACGCTTCTTCAGGTCATCATATGACTTGAATTGGTCTGGTGCGGTAACAGCAGCAAGTGAATACTGCTTCTTCCACAATGCTTCTAATGCATCATCATCTTCAAGGAGAGGAGTTACTACATCGAACTCTGACTTGTCATAGTTCCAGTAACCATCCTTCTTGACGATCTTCAATTTGAAGTTTGCACCCTGCCAGAAATCAAATGGATTGATTGGACTTTCATCCTCAAACTCAGGTTGCATTGCTTCCATAACCTTATCAAAGATCTTCTTACCAAACTTGTAGAGGAATACTCCACCCTCGTTCTGAGGATTGGTAGGATCTTTTACAACATAGACGTTCGCATAGTAGGAAAGCTTACGCTTCTGTCTACGAACAACATCCCTGTCGGATTCATTACCACTGTTCCAGAGTTCACGATTGTACTCTGAGACTGGATCTTTACCACCTGTTGTGGTCAAAGAGTTTTCAATATACCAACCACCTGGTCCTTGAAATGCATGTGAATACACTTTTGCCCAAGGGATATCTTCCCCTGCTGGTGCTGGTAAGAAACGGAGAACGGCATAACCGTTACCTGTCTTATCTACTTCTGGTTTCCAGAGTCTTTCATCTGCTCCACCACTAGTAGTGTTCATCTTCTCCACTTCTTTAACCAATTTCTGAGTTAGAGAACCTAGAGAGGACTGTTTTTTTAGGTCTTTGAATGACATTTAGATTTGTGTTTAGATTTGGCTTGTATGTACCTTATCACTGTATCAAGAAAGAGAATCTTTGTCAAGTTGATCTTTCATAATTGAAACCATCTTGGTCATATCCTTAAATACTTGATTCATATTAGCATTTTTAGGAAGACCCATCATTACCGCAGATTCTTCAATCTGCTTCTTCATTACTTTAGCATCTGGATCATCTGATAAAGATAATCGAGTATACATCACCTGCTGTTTCTCCATCAACCGTTCCAAAAGTTCTATATGATATTTTTTGTCTGGAGAAGACATGGTTTGAAACTTAAAGACATTACTATAGACCTCCTCTTGGAGTTCACCTATTTCTGCCATTTCAGCACGGACAACATCGGATTTGAAAAAACTCATAAGACAATCTCTTTCAAAATTTTTTTATAACGTGGTACATCTATATTTAGGAAAGGAGAGTACTTTTTTATCTTTAGACTGACGGTTTCCCATACAGGATCATTTAATTTTTTATCCCAATCTTTCCTGTACCCAAGTATTCTATCACATATTACCAGAGTCTCAAGGGAAGTGTCACCACCAAGGTAACTTTTTAATATAGGTGGATGTCCTTTAGAACAATCAAATACATCATCTATTTTTCTATCACCAAGAAGTTGATTTGTTTCCTGCTTAAAATTATACGAAAGTGATTCCACCTTCTTCTTCCAGTCTACATATCGTGCCTCTCCATTCTTTATCATATCACCAATCCACATTGTACCAGGATCGGTAGAACTAACAAAGTTGGATACAAAAAATTCTTCTACTTCCTTATCATTCTTTTGCCGTGCAAACTTTTCAAACCAAAATCTATCTTTTCTCTTATAGAAAGCTTGATGAGTTGCTCTCGTCTTACCACGATACTTTATATAATCGTAATGGTCTTTAGTAAAGTGATTCTTTAACGAGAGATAACAACGGTAGGCATCAAAAGGCATCATAAAAAAGTAATAAAGATCTAACTATTATTCTTCTTCTCTTGAATTTCAGCACGTCTTGCTTTTGCAAGTTTACCTAATTCTCCAAGAGCCTTACGTGCTCTTGTACCTGCTACTTTAACACCATTAGTATCAAAGGATTCTGCTTCTGTAAGGTAAGAGTTAAAAGACTCTACAATTTGTTCGTGTAAATTCATTTTTTTAAATAGGTAACTTTGCTCGTGAACTTCTCTTTAAGAAATTTAATTCTTGTGCCTCATACTTTATCTTTTCCTTTAAAGGTTTAGGGATAAGTTTAGGAACAGATTCCACATCGATGCCATTTTTATCACAGAAATGAATAATAGCATCAATATAATTCATATCTTTATTTACTTGCACTAAGGTTTCTATTTCCTGTGCAAACCCTGCAGAAGAAAAGAACTTGCTTTGCAATGCTTTTTCTAACTCATTCACTTTCTTCTGCCCCAGTATTGTGATTAACAAATTCTTTTATATAACGAACTAGAAGTTTAATATAATCCCCTTTGTTTCTTTTGTCAAACACCTTAACTTCACCACCAGGAGTTACCATGAGAGTGATAAGTTTCTTGACAGGGATACCTGTTAGTTCGTAGTAAGCAGCAGCATAAAAAGTCTCCTGAACAAAATAGTTTTCCAACCACTTCTCAGGTTTAATCTTCTCAGATGTCTTAAAATCTATGACTGCTAACTCACCTTCATACTCCGCAATACAATCAACTCTTCCAGCAAGACCAAGGTACTCGGAGTAAAGGGTTCTTTCTATAGCGTGTATGTTATTTATCTTATCCAGATATGGTGCTGCATGATGGAACATGAACTTACTTGCTGGTCTATAATCATCCCAGTTAAGTTCTTTGTTCTCTAAGTATGCCTGTGCTACTTCATGGAAGTCAGTTCCACGAGCAGTTGCCTTCTTAGTAATACGATTTGCTTCTTCTATACCAACTCTCTTCCTCCACTTAACAAAGATTTCTCTGTTGTAAAAAGAAGTTACAGACGTAATAGAAGGCACCCACTGACCATCAGGAAGATGATACAGTCGGCACCCAGGAGTTTCTTTCTTTTCTAATTCAAGATCACCAAGAAAATTACAATGCTCAAAGGTCATAAATTAAGTTCCAGTTTTGATAGTAAGTATTCTTTACACAAACCAGAACGAACAATGTCTTCGACACCGAATTCTATGATGTCAACTGATGGCATGAGTCTAAGGATTCTCATGAAATCAGCAATACCATTTCTTTCATTCTGCTTTACAAGGTCAGTCTGAGTAGCATCACCACAGAACATAATCTTGGTGTTCTCTCCTACCCTTGTTATTATACTATCTAACTCATGAAAATTCAAGTTTTGGAATTCATCTACTATAATAATAGCATTATCAAATGTTGTACCACGAATGAATGAGGTACTCCAGAAATCAATTGTTCCTTGAGTCTTAAGATTTCCATAAAGCATTTCAAAGTCTGCTTCACTTGGCATCTCAAACATATATTTTACCATATGCTTGTAAGGAATCTGATAAAGTAAGGACTTATCATCATGGTCGCCAGGTAAGAATCCAATCTCCCTTGTAGCAACAAGTGACCTTACAATATAAATTTTCTCACAAGGACTCTGGGGATCCAATACATCCTTAAGAGCATTGTAAAGAGTAATAAAAGTCTTACCAGTTCCTGCTGCACCATATGCAACAAGATTGTTTCCACTCTCATAAGAATTAAATAAGAGTTGTTGATTTTCTGTAAGAGGATCAATGTCTCTTAAAAAATCTGTGTTTATAGGTTTCTTTCTCTTCATCTGCTTAACTGTTAATCCAACTCCTATTGGTTGGTCATTAGTTTTTTTCTTTCTTGGCATACTAACCGTTCCCCTGTGTTGTACCAACATTTCTGGTTCTGGCAAGTCTTCCAGAAATACCACCAGACTTCTCAGCTTTCTTTAAGACTTCACCCCATCCAGGGTTTTTATTAAGTAACTTATCTTTCCATTCTCCAACTTCTCCAACACCAGGCATAGTAGAAGGGTCAGAATAATCACGAGACCAATCAGGGTTATCAGAACACCACTGATCCCAATCATGGACACTCATAACAACTTCTTTCTGTTCACCAGTTTGCTGATTAACGACGGGGTACGTAGCCATACTTAAAAATTAAGGGTAATTATTTAGCCCAGTCAAGAGCCTTTGCAACAGTAGGAAACTGTTCGGTAAATATACTACGAACTCCTTCTGCAACTGCCATGTGTTCTTTCTGTGTTCCATGAGCAGAACGCAAATCAATATAGTGTACCCATGAACGTACACTACCAGTCATATAGATTCGTGTAGGGGTAGCAAGAGGTAATACAAATCTTGCACACTCCTTTGCAATACCATTTTCCAACAATGCATTATATAAATCCATTGCATCAGAAAAATGACGAGCAATCAATGCTTGATACTCTTCTTTCTTCTCTGGTGGTATGTCATCATTACTATTCTGACGATTCTTTAAGTCCTGACTACGAAGATCAGGAACAGGAATTGTACTATCAAGCAGATTAGTGTCAGCATATCTCTGACTAAACTCTTGGAAAGTAAAACTTCTATGTCTTAGTATCTGTGCAGCAAGTCCTCTGGTAGTATTGATTTCTACCGTCATGAATGCTTGCTCAAAGACACTCCAGTGACCGTGTGTAATACAATACTTAAGAAGACCAGCAAAGTTATCATTGCCTTGATTCTTAGGGTTGCTAACACGAGCAACATATGCCATGTGCTGTTCAGCATCTGGTGTGGCACTTACTAATTTAATGTTCTGTGTCATATTTCAATCCAATGATACTTGTATTCATCAAATACATCATAAGTATAAAATTCTTCATTATAAATGTCAAATGCTACTGTTATTCTTTCACCATCATTTACAACCTCATCAGTCCAATGAACAGTAGAACCAGGAAAGAAAGTCATCATTCCGCATTCATTTAAAATAGGAGTACCTTCATAATAAGTAGAGGTAGAACCATCAACCTGTATATTAAGATGACCAGAAAGATGAAAATGAGCAGGAGTTCCCTGATTACTTTCATGTTTATGCGGTAATATCTTTTCACCTTTTCTCATTACATTAGCCCAACACAGGACATATAATGGTCCATTAGATAATACCGATACTGGTCCATCTAATTTATTATACTTCTCATACCCATGCCTAATCCATTTCCTTAAAGATCTTGTTCCTGTCCAATTCAAAAGATTATAATGACAGGATCTGGATGTTAAAGATTTAAAACCCAAACCTGTCTGACCATCAAAATCATTTTTAAGATCAATAGTCTTAGCAGGATATTCTTTTATAATCCTTGGTTCATTCTTAAGAATTTTTTTACCAAGTTTCTTTAAATTAATATCAGTAGCAATGGAAACAACCTTTACCATTTATCCATTGTCATCAAAGACCTCATCATAATCATCAGGTGGGGGTGTTAACTGGGTATAATTCTCATACTTATATGAATCAACATCAGCATAAACTTCTGATTCTAATTCATCTACAATCTCTTTAAGAGCTTGCACTAAGACTTTCAATTTTCCTTTATTCATTTACTTTTTAGAAGCAAAATATTTTTCTACAACTTCTACTTGATCATGATACCTTGCAATCTTATCCAACTCACATTGAATTGCTTCTGTAATATCTGAATGCTCACCTATACCTGCTGGATGCTCAAGATAAACATTAACATTTGCCTTATGCTTTTCAATCTCTCCATGAGCATGAGACAATACTGCTCTAATTAATTGTTCTCTCATATGTAGTGTCATAAGTATACTCTTTTCAATAATTATACATTAAAAAAGGGGGTGTGTAAACCCCCTTCATCTTAACTGCAAGGAACTGCCTTGCTCTTCACTTGTATACCTCGATACATTAAATCGAAGTTTCTGTTTCTTGCTGCTTCAGCAAGAACTCTTCTATTGTAATCAGCAGAGTCGTACTCGACTCCACGGTAAGTGACTTTTGCCATTGGCTTTACTCCAAAGTAGTAGGGGTTTTAATCCGTTCCTTTAGTCGGCTTTTGCGTCCCTTATAGGGATGAACGATTCCGTTCCGAGTCGGCTTACTTGCGTCCCTTATGGGATGAACGATGTGTTAATAGTAACACGTACATACTATATATGCAAGTTTGTTTGTATTCCCTGATACATTATTGATAATAGTTAACATCTTCCCCTACTGTATTAGG